TTACACAACACGATGCATTTTGCACCCTGCCATGCAAATCCGTTAGGACCAGCCACAAGAGAGGCATGGAATGATGTCTTACCTGTATTTGGTCTTGCGCCGACCTCAATCAGGTGTCCTGCATTGACGCCCTCTATCTTATGTACAAGAGTAGGTATGTTGAATACCCACTGAGACTCAAGGTCAGTCATTGAAAGTATCGTATCAAGACTAGTATCTTCCCACGTAACTTTGAGGTTGGGAGTGAAGTCATCGCCATACTGTTCAAGCAACATACGTAAAGGCTCAAGACTAGACTTATCACCATTCACATAGTCGAAGCCAAGGTTGGCAATGTCCTCACCAACTACCTGTTGAAACAGTTTAGATAACACTTCCTGTGCTATGTCACTGCCCATAGGCTTCTCACGTTTCACCTGAGAGAACAGGTGTGAGTATGCCTGTTTCTGTGCAGTTGTAAGTGTAGGATTGTTAGCCATGAACAAGGCTTCAATCTCATCTGGTGTTACGGTACGTTCGTAACGGGTCATAGCAGTGTCAATGGACTGCTTGATCTTACGTACATCCTTGCTGAATAGTCTATCAGGGCAACGAGCACCACGATGTTCATCGTAAAACTCTTTGTCCATCAAGCTACGTATGAGGGATAATTCCATTTCATTCTCCTAGCGTTGTCAGTTTCATCATGTCGGTTGGATTCCTATACTTGAGGTCATCCAGTAGGTATAACACACGTATCTGTTTTACGTGTGATCGTAATTCTTTTGCAATTGCCAAGGTCTTTGGTAGTGCATCGGGGTCTAGGGCAATCACTGCTGTTGAGAACTGTGATAAGTATTGCTTATGTCCCTCTGATAATGATGTACCCAACACTGCTACCCCGACATATACATCATCATCTTGGCATCCAGTTCCGTCTGTCGCACCTACAATAGCTGCACTCACACAGTCCTCAACAACTACAGCAGTTTTACCACATCCGTAGGTGTATGGCAAGCTACTATTTCCATATCTTTTCCACTTGGGAAGTTTCTTTGACAGGCTACGGCCCGTTGCATCCACCATGACATTGCCCTGCATAATAGGGAACACCACACGATGTTCCTTCACATCGTACAGTAGACCCAATGCCTTGGGGTCAAGCCCCCACTGGTCACAGAACTTACCAATTGCATCATAGTCCTGTACAATCCAATCAGGTTTAGAAAAACCTACAGAGTGTGTTTCTTGTGCAACACTGCCAAGGGATTTACGTATGTCATCTGCGGATAGATGCACACGTTTACCCCCAGACACAGAGCACCCAGCCTTATAACAGTTCCACACTAATGATCCCATGTTGTTAGTAACAGTAAACGTTTTATATCCATTACACTCAGGACAATTCATACGTTTAGTTTCACCATTACTAAGTGATAGATCATTAATTATATTTCTTACACTCATATGTATCACTTTCTATGTTGTTCGTTTCACTCAAGGATACAGATACATTACGCATTGTCAATGCATTATTTGCACTGTCATAAGAATGTTTCAGATAAGGCTTCACTGAAGCCATGTGATTGTGTCCTGTCACAGACATGATCTGGTTTATTGGTACACCTTTCTGATCCATCTGTGTTACCCCTGTTCTACGTAAGTCCATAAGACGTAAATCTTCTGACAGTCCAGCTAGTCGCATGACCCGTCTACCTACTTTAGACAGACGTTCCATAGCATAGGGATTATATACACCAGACACAGGTCTAGGGTGCGGTGCCACATACTCTTGGAATCCAAAGTCATTACGTTGTGCATTCAACATCTCTGTCAAGTCATCAGAGATGGGTAGTGTCACCTCTGCCCTGCGTTTACTTTGCTCAAGAGATAGCTTTTGCCTGTGCAAATCAATGCTTTCCCACTTGAGGTTACGCATATCCCCAAGACGTTGACACCATTCATATGCCATCTGTACGATCAGCCCAATGTTTCTGTATTCAAACTCAGAGTATGCAACGTCAAGGAACTTGATTACATCTCCATGTGTCCATGTAACTTTTCGTTGCTTAGGATTCTTACGTTTGATGTTAGCCCAAGGATTCTGCGTAGCATGTTCCATCTGTATGGCATAGTTGTACACTCTGCTTGCACAGGTAGCCGCATGATTAGCAAAGCTTACACCACGTTTGACCCAATCCTCATAGGCTTGCTTGGCAATCTTGGTTGTAACCTTGTCATACCTACGCCAGCCCATAGTCTGATGCAGTATGGTCAGGAAGTATCTGTAGTCAACTTTAGTTGTATCACGTAACATATTGAAATCATTAGACTGATAGTAATAGTTGATCAGATCTGTGACCTTGCTGCTTGGCTTGATACGTATAACAGAGAGTTGTTCCTCTCTCCATTTGTCAATGTTATCATTGTGTTGTTTAACTATCTTACGAACCTGCTTTAAGTCTGACCCATAAGACTCTCTTTTTACTACACCTTCATCGACTAATATCTGTGGTGGATTGAAACGATAGGAGATGTCACCCGAAGATGACACCTGTTCCTGTACATAACGTGGTAAGGTTCTCATGCAATCTCCTGTTCAATGTAAGACCATGCACATTCATATGCATGATCCCAATTTAAAATTTCACCAGTTGCTACATCATCATCAGCCAAAGCCCTAGCCCAATGATCTAGGCTAGGCGCATGGTTCAAAGGCAGTTCTAGTTGCATTATGCTGCCTCCAATTGAATGAACCGATCATCACTGATCCACTTGGACACCTCTTGCTCACGACTAAACATGCTGATAGCCTGTGTATCATTGCCAGTATTACGTAGGTTGAACCCATTGCGTTCATCAGCATAGCTGGCATAGTTTGTGAAGGCAGAATACAATGCCCACTTGTTGTGACCCCGTGTGCTTGCCTCTGCACAGTACAGACTATACATCTTCTCTGCCTTACGGCGTGATGAAATCATCTCCTCAAGCAAAGACTTGATGTCCACATACTTTGTGGAAGTCTGCGCCCACACCTGCATCTTGGCAGTCTCTTCGTAGAAGTCACGCCGTGCACGTACCAGTTCCTTGATGAAACCGTCAAGTGTAAAGTTGGATGTGTTCTTCTTGCGTACCTTATCGTACTCACCACGGATCAGACCGTTGGTACAGAAGAAATCAATAGCACCAAAGAATGCTTGGTTGCTGCACGATCCATCAATACCATGCAATGATATGATACGATTACCCAACGTAGTTGTGTGCTTGTCGGTATTAATCTCTACCTGCATGTCAGGTAGTGTGATGTCTAGCATAGACCATGCACCACCACGTGCAGACCGCCACTTAAAACTAGCATTCGCCATCTCTGATGGGTCAAGGTTCTCTGTGATTGTGTCAAAGACACCACGGTAGAAGTCACCGTGTGATGCACAGGTAAACTTGTCACCCACAACACCAAGGTATTCACCTGTGTCTCCATTGATGACATACTTTTTGTCCTTAACTTTGGTAGGTTCAAACTCTACAGCAAAGTCAAGGTAGTGTGGTACGTCGAAGTTTGTAATATCAAATGGCATATTTGTCTCCTTTTCATTTGTTATTGGCAACTGATGCCCCGTTATATCATACCCATCACCCCTATACTAGGAACGATAAGCTATTTGTAGTACTTGTGTGTCTTTAATGACACAGTTTTAGTCAGTGCCTTTGCCCAAAAAGGTTTTACATAATGGGCATGATAGTGTGTTGCACCACCTGTGTTATCAGGCACAGTCCCATCAAGCACATCCTGTGCAATCAACTGAGACAATGCCCATGCTTTCTTTTCATATGGGGTGTCAGACTTACCGTCACAGTACCAACTGAACTGGCACTTGTGTTTGCCCTTGCTGTATCCCTGCTTCACGACAGAGCACACATCGTCAGGCCACCTATCATGTGCCACACGGTTCAACACTACGTGTGACACTGCGTACCCCTCAGACATAGGACTGTTACGTGTCTCGTGATATACGTTGAGTGCAAGGCACATCAAAGCTGTACTAAGCATAAGCTATCTCCCAATTCTGATACTCAAACCATTTAGGTACAGGACGATTCTTCCAAACCATTTTGAACCTGTGTTGCTTGGTCATGTAGAATTTACGATAGCTATCAACAGGCCAGAACTCACCTGTCTTTAGATCAGTGCGGTCACTGAAACACTCAGGGTGTGCAGTCAGTTCTCCCTCTGGCACAAACTTTGCACCTTCACGTATGGCATTAAGGTGGCGTTGCGATGCGTGTACTTTACCGTACCTGTACTTATACTCTGAGGCTATATGATTCCATAGCCTAAAAGAATACATGTAATTGCTACGTGTTGTACCTGCCCACAGTGTGCATGGGTGATTGGCATGTGCAAGACGGTACAGATTGTGCTCATCGGCAAACTCTGGGTTTGCTTTACGCACTACAGTGCAAAGCATTTGCGCCTCTTCAAGAACCATCTTGACCACGTGCTTATCACACAGTGACTGTGCAATCTCCTGTGGTAGATGGGCAATAATAAAACGGTTCATGTTTTATCCTTTCGGTTGTGGTAGTTTGGGTGGTGGCAGTCCAGACCAATCGTCACACGGGTCATCATGCGGCATCGGTGGCTGCTTGTCTGATGATGTTAATATAGATAAGGTCTTCACCTCCATCCTCCCACTCATTAGAAGTCAGAATAACTGTATCACCTGCTTCAGCATATTGCTTCAGATTCTGTATACTGATACGTTTGTCACCACGTTTATCTGATTTGTAAAAGCGCACAATAACACGTTCACCATCAGCGTATTCGCCAGTGATACGTATTCTTCCTCTTACCGAACCACGTATCGTATCGTACCTTCTTTCAAAAACTGGATCATCAAAACCATGCGTTACAAACTCACTTAATAAGTGCTGCACAGACTTGTTGGCATCTATGATGCTCTTGTCCAGCATCGTCTTAGTCAGTTTTATTTTTGCTTCCATAGCTATTACCTCTCAGTGTAGTTGCATTGGGGCTGGAAATATATACCCATAGTCGTCATATTCTTCTGCTTCGTACTCAGTGCATGAGATAAACTCTACCTCACACTCTGGATGTACGTGCTTTGCCATAAGCACTGCCATGTTACAGGCACTATGCCAATCAATGATGGCTGGGAAAGTATCATCAAGTGTGATGGTACTCTCCTGCCCGTCAATCTCAAGCACAATTTCGTATGCTTTAATCGTCACAGGTACACTCTCCTCTGCATAAGTCAGGGAATGCAGCACGTAGTTTCCATTCAAGTGTGGACAGTTTACGTGCATGACGCATGTCAATGTCAAAACATTCTCTGACATAAGTGTCCATGTCATCTAACAGATTCCACACTTTAGTGATTGCCTCACGTTGTGCTTGCGTTAAAGACAAGGCTGCATCATTGAGTGCCTTATTCTTTTCGTCACGTTCTTTCTCCCACTGGTTGCGTCTTTCTTCCATTTCTTCCGGTGTCATAGTCATGGTTTTGCTCCTTCTGCATATAGGTATGGTCTATCTCTCCAAT